CAGATGATACACACAGATTATTTTATGTTGCCTGCACAAGAACAGAAAAAAACTTATACATAATTGAACCACAAACTAAAAAGGCATACAATCTATGACAAACAAAGATATATTTAAGGATGCATTTCCACAAGATAAACAAATTGGAGGATCTCACTACAAGGATTTTCACATTCAACCCTACGAATTTATTTCAAAGAATGATTTATCTTTTTTTCAGGGCAACGTTGTGAAATATGTTTGTAGATATTTACATAAAAATGGTATAGAAGATCTTGAGAAGATCAAACACTATTGTGATCTAGAAATTAAGAAGATGAAAGATACTAAAAAATGAAACCTGTATTTAAACCTCAAACAGAGTGGCTACCACCAGAATCTTTTCCCGACTTATCAAAACATGATGAGATTGCTATTGACTTAGAAACTAAAGACCCAGATTTAAAATCTATGGGTTCAGGTTCAGTAATTGGTAATGGTAAGGTTGTTGGAATTGCTGTTGCTGTAGAAGGTTGGTCTGGGTATTATCCTATTGCACATGAAGGTGGTGGTAATATGGACATTAGAATGGTTCTAAAGTGGTTTACAGAGGTACTAAAAACACCTGCAATTAAGATATTTCACAATGCAATGTACGATGTATGTTGGATTAGGTCTATGGGCTTTAAAATAGAGGGTAAGATAGTAGACACCATGATTGCTGGCTCTCTCGTAGACGAGAATCGCTTTCGATACGATTTAGGTAGTTTGGGTCGTGATTACGTCGGAATCGGCAAAAACGAGGCTGTATTAAAGGAAACTGCAGACCATTGGGGCATCGATGCTAAGTCAGAGATGTATAAACTACCTGCAATGTATGTTGGAGAATATGCCGAGCAAGATGCAGTGTTGACTTTAAAATTATGGCAAGAAATGAAAAAACAAATTGAACATGAAGATGTACAATCTATCTTCGATCTCGAGACTCAACTTTTTCCCTGCCTTGTAGATATGCGATTCTTAGGTGTCCGTGTAGACGTCCAAGCAGCCAACCAATTGAAGAAACAATTAGTTGCAGAAGAAGAATTATCATTACTAAAAGTAAAAAAGGAAACAGGAATAGACATTCAAATATGGGCTGCAAGATCAATTGCCAAAGTTTTTGAAAAACTAAACCTACCTTATGACGTAACCGCAAAAACACAAGCACCATCCTTTACTAAAAATTTTTTACAGAACCATCCAAATCCAGTGGTTCAACAAATTGCACGTGCAAGAGAAATAAATAAATCTCACACAACTTTTATTGATACCATACTAAAGCATTCACATAAAGGTAGAATACATGCAGAGATAAATCAAATTAGATCCGATCAAGGTGGTACAGTAACCGGTAGGTTCAGTTACAATAATCCAAACTTACAGCAGATACCAGCACGTAACAAGGAACTTGGACCACGGATCAGAAGTTTATTTATTCCTGAAGAAGGTTGTACTTGGGGTTGCTTTGACTACAGTCAACAAGAACCACGACTAGTTACACACTACGCATCTCTTGATGGATTGTATGGTGTTGAAGAAGTTTTAGATTCATATAATGAAGGTGAAGCAGACTTTCATACAATAGTTGCAGACATGGCAAACATACCTAGATCACAGGCCAAGACAATTAATCTTGGTTTGTTTTATGGTATGGGTAAAAATAAATTACAAGCAGAGCTGGGTGTATCAAAAGAGAATGCCGATGATCTATTTAGAACGTACCATGACAAAGTCCCTTTCGTTAAAATGTTAATGGAAAGTGTAATGCGTAGAGCCCAGGACAAAGGTAGAGTTAGAACTTTACTTGGACGTAGGTGTAGATTTAATTTGTGGGAGCCTAACCAGTTTGGGATACACAAAGCATTGAATCATGAAGACGCGCTCGCGGAACACGGACCAGGGATCAAGAGAGCTTATACATACAAAGCACTCAATAAACTTATACAAGGATCAGCAGCTGATATGACTAAGAAAGCTATGGTTGATCTATACAAGGAAGGTATCATACCGCATATACAAGTACATGATGAACTTGATATATCGGTCGATGGTAATGCAGATAAAATAAAAGATATTATGGAGTCTGCAGTAGAACTAGAAGTACCAAACAAAGTGGACTATGAATCTGGCCCTAATTGGGGTAATATAAAATGAGGATAAACTATGGCATATTTAAACGCAAACATACCACCAACTTATGCACAAATAAGAAGAGAGTATTTATATGATTGTAAGAAACATCATGGAGAAGTTGAAGACTGTATTATCTTTGGTCTTAGCGCTCTTACAGGTAGGTCTATATTATTTCATGCTATTATGGAAAACGGTGCAATATTTTATCGCTTACCAATTAGCGCGTTTATTCAACAGGGATTTGATGCATCCGGAGTGCCCACAAGACGACTTGATGAACTACAGCTCTGGAATTGTTTTTCTTATTATCCTGCTGTTCATCGCTGGGATATACTAGACGGACAGGCTGGTAAATACATAGGAAAAGACAAGAAATGGCACGCAGGTAAATATTTATTTACTGTTGACTTTGCACATCCAGATAGTAACATACTTGACACTGATCATTCAGAGATTCCGCACGAACATAAGTGCGCTCATATTATTGCATTAGATGATGGCAATTATGCAGCACAACCTAACAACAGATGTATATGGGATATACCTTCTTTTACTGTAAAAGATAATATTCCTGACTGGAAAGTGCAGACCTCTGAGTGGAATGTAGAAGATAGTAGAGCATGGCGGACGGAAGACACCGACAAGTTCTTCTATGAAATCGAGGAGAAAAAAAATGATTGATAAAGTAAAAAACATGGCCAACAAATGCTGGTGTAATCACAAAGTATGTATGATTATAATTGCAGTTCTTGTTGTAGCTTATATAGTTAAATAAAATTATGGAGATAGCCAGGATGAATTACTATGCAACAGGTTTATTGATTGTAATGTTAGTTGTCCTGGCTCTCTGTGGAGGTCCAAGTGTCCAATAAACCATTAAGAATTTCAGAAGAGGCCGCCGTGCAGATGCCGATGAAAACCGTAGCTAGTTTGATTGCGATGGTCGCGATCGGAACCTGGGCTTATTTTGGACTGCATGAGACACTTAACAGACACAGCACACAGATAGAATTAATGTCAAAAGATATGGAACTAAACTCTGAGTTTAGAATAAAATGGCCACGAGGACAGATGGGTACATTGCCCGCGGATTCTGAGCAGTACATGATGATTGAGGATTTGTACAAGACCACCGATCGTTTGAATAAACATATCGACTCAATGGCTTTAAACAAAGTAAATATAGAATTCTTACAAAAGCAAGTAGAAAAAATGGTTAACGATATTGAAAAATTAAAAGATGCAAACAGAGAGATTAAATACAATGGCAACGGGACGCATTAGTAGAAAAGTTTTAGATCATATCGCACAGATAAACAAAGAAAATAAAGCTGCGAGTCTAGCTAAAGAATTAAAAAAAGAAGTAGAAACTGGTAAGCATGGTACACAAAAATATGTTATCAAGCAAGGTGAAAACAAAGGTAAAATATTATGACAGAGTTGGTGGTAGCTTTACTTATGTTTATAAACGGAGAGATTAAGGAAGCGCGTTTACAAGTTGAGGGCATGGCACAATGTTTGAGAGGCAAACGTCAGGCAGAAAGACAATACAATGAATCTGTATCTTATAAATGTTATAAGGGTTCAGCAGAACTTGAAAAAAATATAGATGGATCTTTTTCGATAAAAAAGTTAATATTAGAATAATGACAGATAAAAATTTTAAGTTATCAGCAGAAGTTGTTAACGGTAAATGTCCAACTTGCGATGAAATTACAATGTTAGTTGGATTAAGCAATGAGTTGTTTAGATGTTTAAATTGTGGCACAGATTTAATACAACATGTAAATGGTAAAATTGTATATCTACCATCTATTACAAGAACAAAAGATGCAGAGCCTTTTGTAAAAGAATGGAAAGATGGCTAGAAAATTTAAATCGTTTGAGACAAGAGATAAACCTAAAAAAAGAGGTGCTCGAAAACATAAAAAATCGTTGAATAAGAACGAAAAACGTCAAAAACGTACTCGAAGATATAAAGGTCAAGGTAAGGGTTGACAAGTATCCATTAGTATCCTATATATAGGACATGAAAGTAATAAAGGAGAAAACAATGAAAAGACCAAGAAGA